CCACCGGCTGCACGAGCTAGTGGGAATCCACCTGCTGTAGATCCATCGTGAACTACTACTGTTTTCTTATCGGTGTCTACTGTCAATTCAGCATTCAAACCGGTGAAAGATGAGTGCTGCGATGTAGTACCTCTACGGCGTTGAAATGCGAATGGCATTAGATTGTTCCCCAATCTGCTAAGGAAGCCCAAGAAGCTGAGGTTCCGTTGTTTGTTAAGAAGTAACCGTTAACTCCAGCGGAGATCGCTGGAATATAACTTGCTGCTGCGGTTGCACTATTAGCCGCCGAGGTGGCTGAAGTGGCCGCAGAAGATGCGGATGTTGATGCAGATGTTGCTGATGTTGCAGCAGCACTCTGAGATGTAAGTGCCGATGAGGCACTTGTTGATGCACTAGATGCAGAAGTGGCAGCAGCAGTAGCTGATGTAGCTGCTGAAGTTGCCGAAGTTTCTGCACTTGTGGCTGATGTTGCCGCCGATGTTGCACTTGTGGTGGCAGAAGTTTGTGATGTAAGTGCAGAACTTGCAGAAGTCGAAGCACTAGAAGCACTTGTAGTTGCTGCTGTTGCACTTGTTGCAGCCGAAGAGGCTGAGGTTGCAGCAGATGTGGCACTTGTAGTTGCAGATGTAGCAGAGGTCAAAGCACTTGATGCTGAGGTGCTTGCACTAGATGCAGATGTTGCTGCTGAGGTAGCCGAAGTTGAGGCTGAACTAGCAGAGGTTGCTGCACTTGTTGCTGAAGTTGCTGCTGATGCAGCGACAGTAGAGATATTGATATAAGTAGTTGATGTTGTATCAGGATCTACAATAGTTCCCATATCACGGACAAGACCTGCACCAGTAACATCAATCAAAGATGAATAGGTTGATGCTGCTGAACTTGCTGAAGTAGCAGCAGATGAGGCACTTGTTGCTGCTGAGGTGGCAGAAGTCAAAGCAGAGGATGCAGAAGTTGCAGCCGATGTTGCTGAGGTCGAAGCACTTGTTGCCGATGTTGCAGCAGCAGTTGCACTAGCAGCGGCTGATGTAGTTGATCCGAATAGTGTATCGATGTAAGACTTGTTAGTTGCATCTGTGGATGCAGTAGGTGTAGCAAGATCTGTAATCTTGCTGTTACCCATTGATAAAGCACCGGTCATAGAATCACCGGACTTGGAAACCTTGGTAGCAATCGAGTTAGTTACTGTGGTTGAGAAACTTGCATCATCATTTATTGCAGCAGCTAATTCATTAAGTGTATCTAAAGCACCCGGTGCCGCATCAACAAGGTTTGAAACTTGAGTATCTACATAAGCCTTAGTTGCTGCATCTGTATTAGCAGATGGAGTTCCAAGACCTGTAATCTTGTAAGTTCCAGCAGCAAGATCAGAACCCAAGGTTCCGCTTGTGATTATCTTTGATGTAAGAGTAGATGCAACGCCATCAAGGGTTACTGTGCCAGTTGCATCAGGAAGAGTAATTGTTCGATCTGCCGTTGGATCAACTACTGTAAGAGTAGTTTCAAAAGCATCGGCAGTTGTTCCTTCAAACTGAATACCACCTGTTGCAATAACTGCACCGGATAAAATCTTGGCTGAGAGAGTCTGTGCATCTGTATCGCCGACCACATTACCGGTTACTCCGTGGACACCTGCTGTTGTAGGCGTAGCGGCAGATCCAATATGAGCTGAGAACTCGTTGAAGTCCTGACCAGAAACAACATGGCGAACCGTAGCTCCTGCGGAGTGAGCCACATTTGCTGTGGAGTCTGCACCACGAGTTACATTGAGAGTAGTTCCACCACCGGATGAAGTAACACTAATGAGTTCTTCTTTGTTGGTATCTGGATCGATAACCAAGGTGTAAGGGTAGTTGCTTGGGAAACCTGTTACTAGGTCAAGCGTGAGTGATTGAACAGTACTATCGATACCTGTTGATAGCGATGCCTGTTTTGCTGTTGAGGCGTAGTATCTTTTCTGGGCCATTGGTTACCTCGTATAGTGGAGTCGGGGTGGATAAAGATCTCGAAGCTGGGCAGCCTCTTGCTGTAGTCGTTGCTGGTATAGACCAAGGTAGAATCGTGCAACGGAAGTTCCGCCACCGATTGGCTTGGATTGATCCATCATGTCTGCTTCTACTGTCTGGCTTGGAATTCGTGCAGCATCTGAACCAACGATAAGTCGAGCAATAGCTCCATAAGTAATTACATCGATAGTAGAAGATGGCAGACCAGTTACTGTTTCGTAGATGTCGTTCTCAGCAGAAAGAACTGATGGAGCCTTGGCATAGATAACCTGAACAGTTCTACCCGGATCAATCATGTCAAAGATATTGATGGTCTTGCCATTGGCAAATACTGTGGTGTTGGCAGTCTTGTCTGTGTCATACCTACGGACATTGAGCCATTCCTTGGTTGAGCCAATAGTCTGCCACTTAACATTGAGGACATAGTCGGCAGTAGCCGGAAGTGAGTAGGCGGTAACGGCTGAGTTAAAGCTAAAAGTGTGTGTGCCTACTCCAAAGAGTTCTGGGTAGACAGCCTGAATTGTGTCGTTAATAGCCTGCTTGACCATGAAGCGTGGGTATTGAGGTGCAATTACCACCTTGGTCTGATTGGCCGCCGTAGAGGCTGTGGTGCCTCTAAAACCTCTGCCCCAAGGGGCAAGGTAAACCTGCTTGGTTAGGTTGTCTGTCCGATCCACATACATCAGTTCAGAGCCAACCTCGATGATGCCACGACCCATCTGGGCAGTCTCATTGACTACGAAGTCTGTGGCTGTAGTGGTAGCAATACCACCAGATTGGTTGATCCAAGTAGCGGTTTCCTGTTGGGCCCCATAACTCTGGATCTGCCCAAGGACTCGTTCTATGAGTCCATTAAATGTTGTTGTCATTCACTCACCGCTCTCAGGGCTGCGGCAGCAGCCTTATCAGTAGTTCCGCCTAGTTGGTTGCAGACACCACGAAGGTCTTTGTAATTAGGCCGAGTGTTACCAGCCTTGACATTTAAGGCACCAACAACGCTTAACCCTGTAGTTCCAGCCCAAGTGTTTGCAGCCTTAGCTGCACCTACATATGACTGAATAGCAGGATAGGTGCCACCATTAGCGAGGCGATTAAGTTCTGCATGGAGTGTGCTTCCGTTGGTACCAGTTGCCATTACTTAGCCTTTCTCTTTGCTGCTGCGTTATCTACTAAATTTGGATATGGTCTTCCAGCCTTCTTAGCAGCAGCCTTAGCCTTTGCTTTCTGTGCCGGAGTCAATGGAGTAGATTTTTTATTGGGATTCTTTTTATCCCAGAATGCTGTTTTCTTTTTCACCACTTCACCTTGTCTGCCCAATAGGCTGCTGACATTTTTCCTTTAGCGATGTTCTTTGCGTGACGAGCTTTGAATGATGCTTGTCTTGCTGTTGGCTTCTTATCACCTGATACACCCTGTTGCCCAAAGCGAATTGTCTTCACTTTGTCTCCAACCTTTGCAACAACAACATGAGACTTCTTTGGGTGAGATGGAGTTTTCTTTGGCTTGTTAAAGCCAGATACCCCGGCCTTCTTTAGCCGGGGCTCTCTCTTCTCGGCCATTTACTTCTTCTTGCCCATTTTCTTAGGCATAGCCTTTTTCATTGGCTTGCCAGACTTCTTCGCTTCCATCTTGGCATCTTTCATACCCTTTGCTGAGTATGGGAATTCTTTCTTTCCGACCTTTGGCATTTGCTTCTCCCTTTGTGTGATGACTTTGACTTTCCCACCGCTGTTTATATCAAACGAGATGGAAATCTCTATTGCTTTACGAGCTTCATTAGCTGCTGTTCTTGTGTTTGTTGGGGATAGTGTGGCTCTGGCTAATGCACCAAGTGCATATGAACTTCCAGATCCAACTCCGTATATTCCACGGTCATCTCTTACCCAAGAAAAGTCATTATCAATTTGATAAATCTTTCCTCGAAGGCAGATCAATGCATCAAAACCTGATCCATCTTTGGGGTCGTTATCGGCAGTCTTAGGCGATGGGTCGTATCCATAATCTGCGTAGGCTTGCTTAAGTGATGGCAATAAATCTGTCATCATAAATTTATCTAGGTTCACACCTCGTGGAATCTTAGGAGCATTCCAACTGTGTAGGGCTATATCCCCGGCGATTGCATCGCCAGCAAAGGCGATTACATACTCACCCTTTTCAACTACCTTATCCATACCGGTAGCAATAAACTTCTGATCTGCACCAACTATTAGGGATTCGGCTGCGATCAATCCCCAGCCTTTACCTTGAATCCCAATTATGGTTGTCATGCTCAGTCCTTGAATGAGTTGTTGGTTGAGTCGAATGCCTTACCGGCTAAGTTGCTTAGTTCGACTGCACCACGAATATCCTTCATGTTTGTTGAAGATGGTTCGATACCTTGATCGATTGCAGACTTGTATGCGTTTAGTTCTGCATCCCATTTTTTCTGGGGCATCAGCTTTGAACTATTAGCATCACCTGTATTAACTTGTAGGCCTGATTGCTTTAGGCATTCACCCCAGTTGATGTGATCCTGAGTAGGGCAACCTGTTCTGCATCCCATTAAACTATCTCCACTAAAAATCCGTTATGGGCTATGTTTGAATCAGAGTCGGCCTGAGCTTGAGTTCTGATCTGAAAGCCTTGTGCTACAAGAATATCTTTTGTTGCTTCATCTACGATGTGACCTCGCCCACCGAGGAAGACATAATCGTAATCTCTTAGCTCATCTTCTGTGACTGCTCGAGCCAAAGACAATTCACCATTATTGATAAGCACGGCTACCCCTCGCTGGGATACAACTCTACGCCACCACTTGTCAGCCAATGGATAACCTTCCATTACCTGCGGTGGGTAAAAAGTATATGTTGCCATGATTCTCCTTGTGAATAGAGAGGGAGGCAGGTTGCCCTGCCCCCCTCAACTAATGACCTACTAGAGGCTAGATCCGCCTGTTTCCAAACGAACGACTGCTGCATCACGGAAGATGCCCCAGCCACCGAAGTACTTCCAGCCAAGTGCTGACTTACGGCGAAGGATGTCGATCTGAGGAGCCACGACTGTTTGCACATCGTAGACATTAGCCTCAAGAAGAGCTTCCTTACCGACAGCAACTGCTGAGTAAACAGTAGCTGAAGATGCACCTGAAGTGGTTGATGGAACACGAGAAGTCTGAACAACTTGGAAGCCTTCAAGAACACCAATGGTGCCTGTCAATAGGTTTCCTACATTGTCAGTTGTGTACTTGTGGATGTCCACGAATCCGCCTGAACCAGTCTCGGCACGAAGGTCGAAAGCTTGGCGTGGGTGGATGAACAATGTGTAAAGGTCACCAACACGAGGTTGAGCGTTAGCTTCAAGAAGCTCTGTTTGTGCCTTACGAAGCATTGCTGTTGAAAGAACATCTGAAGCTGTAAGAGTAGCTGTTGATGTACGGCTTCCACCATACTTAACTACTGTTCCAGATGTTAGTGCTGTTGCAACTAACTTATCCAATGTATCTGCTGCGTTGTAAGCAATCGCATCACCGATCATGGTGTCGATAGAAGAGAATGTGGCCATGTTGACCTTCTCTGTCTGCTCAACAGCATTACCGTATTCAGTAACAGTAACTGTTACCTGTGATGGGTTTGCCAATGCAAGAGGTGTTACATCGGATGTTTCTGTTAATGCTGTGGTTGCTGCTGCCAAGTTTGAATAAACTGCAAACTTGAGAGTAGTTCCCGGGTTGGTGAGTGCTACTGGTCGTAGGTCTGCGACTGAACGCATGACAGGAAGTGAGCGGAGTGCAGCTCTTACATATGTGTCATATGCATTGACTACGAGGTTGCCTACACCAGAGATTTGAGTGGTTGCCATTTACGGCACCGCCTTTCTGGGTTAGTACCCAGCTTTACCAAGATCTGCAAATAACTGCTTTAATGCATCTGGCCCCTTTGCAGCGGCCTCATCCATCTGGGCTTGAATCATCTGTTCACGATCAGCACTAATGCCGCCGTCTACAGTTGACTGAGCCTTCTTGTAGCTATCTATAAATCCTTCTGGTATTGCTGGATTTGATTGGTTGGTTTGTGACACACCGAATACATCTCCGTATTCAGTAAGCCATGACGACAACGATTCCTCCGTGAGGTCGATGTCCTGTGGAATGAAAGCCGAAATCTTCGGATTCACTCCTCGAGCTGTAAGGACTTCTGAGATAGTTCTCTCTCGTTTTTCTTTACGCAAATTGGAAAGCTCTTCCTGAATTTCCTTCAGTTGCTTTTCTTTTGCCTTATTGGCCTTGCGTAGTTGTCCGAGAACATCGTTCGAATCAAGTTCGAAGTCATCCTCTTCCAGTTCGTAATTGGACATTTGTCCTACTCCCTTTTCATGTTAGTCGCTGGCCACAATGCAATCGGGGAAATGCATTGGCTCCAACTTCCGGGTTTATACTCATCTCAAGTTCCGGCATTTCTAGAGATGGAGTGGGTGTCCGGGTCTCGAACCCAGATGATTGCCAATCACCCTGTTACTTAAACTGTTTTAACTCTTAGTGCCTTAGATCCGATACCACTTGTGCCACCGAATGCTGCTGCACCTGTTGCCTTAATTCGTGCTGCTTGTGCCTGTGCTTGGACATCTCCACCAAACTCGGCAGCGATTGCTTCCTTGGCTCCAAAGTTCTCACCATAGATAGCAGCAAGGTTTCCAGTTGTCTGGAGTTCACGCTGAACCTGTGAATACTTCTGGCGTTGTGATCCATAGCCAAGAGATCCTGCACCGTAGGTCTGAGCCATATTTGCTTCTTCTGCTGTTAGGCCTTCGATAAGAGCTGCTGCTGTGTTCATGTTCTTTCCAGCAATCTGCTCAAGGATTCCCTGACCCTTTGCTGGGTCAATCATGTATGCAGTAAGGGCTTCGTCACCGATACCGTATAAATCCTTAAGTTGCTTACGAACATTGGAATCTGTGCCTGTTGTCACAAAGTCACGATATGCCTGAATGATGTTTGCAACATCGACATTGGTGAGGTTGTTCTTTAGGAAAGATTGGAAGTCTGTTGTCTGATCGTAGAAGCCTGTTGGCATATTGTATGAAGTCAATACC